GAAGGTGATGGCGTATTTGGAACAGCAACCCGATGACTCCAATTCGGATACGCCGGAAATAATTATGCCGGACAATGCTGACAACAACAATCGGGTAGCAAAACCCGAAACGGCAAAGGCGGTGAGGCGTTAAGCCTCCCCCCTTTCTTTATTTATAATGAAATTAGTCTATAAAACAGTATGAAAAAGAGCAAAACAGTAATCGGGGCCATTGCGGCCATATTGTCGGCGGCGGGCGGGTACTTTAGCGGCGAGCTAGAGATCGGCGCGGCGATCAATGTCGTTGTCACAAGTGTCCTGGCGATCTTCCTGCGCCACGGCGTCAAGAAGGCCGAGGACGCGGCAAAATAACATGGGGTTTATCAAGGCTATTGCGACCTTGGTAAACGCCTTTCCGGCGTTGGCTAAATTGTTTGAAAGGCTTAACTCTGCAATTAAGGAAAAGAACGCCCGTGAGCGCTATGACAAAAAGACTGATGCCATTGATGCTGCTGTCCGCGCTGCTAACGGCCGGGTGTCAGCACGCGGAGGTGAACGGAGTGGAGAAGTTGCTCCAGCATCCGCAGTTTCCCGCAGCGGCCAAGGCAGCACCAAGTTTCACAACGGAGGTGCTGAAGAAGTTGGCGGAGTATGAGTATGAATTGGAGAGAAGGTAATGCCAGCGTATGCGACAGACGGCGATCAAGGTTTTGGAGGGGTCAATATGCGACTCGATCCAGGACAAATCCCGCCTGGCCTGGCTGCCAACGCTCGCAATAAACGCTTCCTAAACGCCGTTGCCCGAACCCGGCCCGGCGTTGTCCTGCTCGCTTGGAGCAACAAGGCCGAGGATGATTACGTCCACCAGGTCTACGCGGAGAATTCCATCGTCCGATACAGCGGCAAAAGGGCTTTTGTGGACAGCACCGCGACCCCGGCCATCACCGCCTCCTATGTTGCCAGCGGATTGATTGATGGCGGATTCGCTGACGCAAGCGCCTGGGACGATAGCGGATCGCGCTGGAGCGTGGCCAATAATGTGGCCACGGTGACGGCCACCGGGACGGCGGAAAACCTGACCCAGACAATCGGCACGACGGCCGGGAACGATTACCTGGTGGAATTTGAAATCACCGCCTGGACAAGCGGCAATGTCACCCCTTTCATTGGTAACAGCAGTAGCGATCCGACCATAGCCTCCCATCGTTTGGGCAAGATTGGCAAGTTTGCCAGGATACTCCACGCGACGGGAGTAGACCCCAACAAGATTAAACTCCAGGCGGACGCCGATTTTATCGGCACGATCGACAACGTGGCGGTGTCGGAACCGGCCCAGGTACAGAACAGGGATTATCATTGCAGCGATCACGCCTACACAACCCAGGCAACGTGCGAGACGGCGGGCAAGACGTGGGTTAAACCGCAGGGGCCGTTGAGTAACCCTGACAGGGGGCCGTACTTCAAGCGCGACGGCAACGCTGCCGGGGATTTGCTGGCCCCGCTGGATGGCTCCGGCGATGTGAACGATGGCTGGCTAGACCAAGGCAGTCGCGTGTTCAAGTTTGAGACGGCCTACGGCGTGGGCCTCTACTCTGATCCGAACAGCGTGGAATATATTCTGGTGGCCACCAGTACCGGCGTGTACGCGGCGCGTGAGGGAATGTTGGCGTTCAAACTGGCTGGCCTGGTGGACGCGGGCGGCCCTGTCACCTTTGTCCAGGCATTCAACCAGGTGGTGATGTTTCGTGGGGAGGAAAAGTCTCCGTACTTGATGAAGAACCTGACGGCCGGTTTCACCGCCATTGTCCAGGAGGATAACACGGAGGAATTTGAGGAGAACGACCAGGGCGACGGCACACAAATCATCCCCAACGCCAGCAACGCCATCTACTTTCAAAACCGCCTCTTGATCCCCCATACCCGCGATCTGGTTAGTGCCTCGGATTTCCTGAACATAACTCGGTATTTGCCGGTGTTAAGTTCCTTCAGAATTAACCAGGGCAGCGCCGACTCCCTGGTGGCGCTGCACAAGTTTGATTCCACCACGATCGTCTGCTTCAAGCAGTCATCGGTTTACATGGTGCGAAACGTCTACGGCAACCTGACCGACCTGGTGCTGGACGAGATGACCAGCGGCTACGGGTGCGCGGCGGCCAAGTCCATCGTGAGCGTGGGGCGCGACGTGTGGTTTCTCTCCGATAAACGCGGCGTGTGCAGCCTGGGCATCACCGAGAGCGGCGCGTTGCAGGGCGTAGATCAGCCCATATCGGAACCGATCCAGCCACTCATAGATCGAATCAACTGGCACAACGCCCACCTGGCCGTGAGCGCGTATGCCAATAATCGCTTCTACATTGCGGTTCCCCTGGATTCTGGCCTCGATCCAGACGGCAACAAAAGCAACACGGCCGTTCTGATCTTTGATTTCCTCAACCAGTTTTGGACAGGGTACGACGATGGCATCTATGTGAAGGAATGGGTGGAGCCAATTGTCTGGGGGCGCAAACGACTTTGCTTCCTGGGCTATGACGGGACGATCAATCTTTACGATGACATCGAGCTAGGCGGGATCGAGGACGAGACGGTGGACAGCGCCGGGGTGCGAAGCAGCACGCCCATCACCGACGAGTTGACCACGCGGGGGTACAACCTCGGCACGCCGGATCGTAAGAAGTGGCACGCGGCGCGGGTCAACGTGCAAACGCTGGCCTCCACCTTCACCGCGTCGGCCCAGGTCGATGGCGTGAAGGAGCAGACGGTGATCTCCACCATCACAACCGACCCCACCAAATACGACAAGCCGTTCTACCAGAGCGACTATGTGGCCACCAACGCCAATGACGATTTCAACGTGCCGTACCGCCAGGATTACAGCATCTCTTTAAGCGGCGACGAGAACGCGGCCGCCGGTCAGTTATTTCTCTCCAAGCAAGTCAGCGGTTCCTGGACGGATTCAACCGTCGGCATCAATCCAGACTTTCACCAGGAAAGCAGCCACAAGCTGCGCTTGCGCGAGGAGGGGCGCTATACCCAGGTCAAGATCGAGAGCAGCCAGGGCAGCACGCGCCTGGCGAGCGTCCTGGTGGATGGGCTGCCACGGAACCAGTATTTACGAAAGGAAACCTAATATGCCATTAAGTGTAACAGTAGAAGCAAGTGAGAATTTTCCCAATAACGAGGCGGTGACGCTGGCGAAATTGCGGAAGGGAGCCAAGCCGAGTGTGGCGATCACGGGATCGGTGGGCGGCGTGGACATTGAGGCCGCAGCGGTGTCGAACACCGCCATTGCCACCGACGCGGCCATTGCCTTGACCAAACTGGAAGGGCAGACCGACAACCACATTCTCCTGGTCGGCGATACCAGCGATACGGCAGGGAACAGTCCGGCCACAAAGTTCATCACGACGGCGGAGGGGTATGAGGGCGCTGCGATAGAGTTGGAGGGAAGCAAGGCCAAGATCACGCCGAGTAAAGAAACCATCACGGCCGACAAGTTATCGAAAGACGATGATGATAACGTGATCTTCGGGCTGACCGAGGATGCGGGTTACACGGCTGCAACCGACGATTATGTGATGGTGCATGACACCGACGCCGCCGACGATGCGAAGCTCAAGAAGGTGAAACTTGCCACGATGCAAAAGGTCGGTTCAACCGAGTACACCAGGAAGGATTTGGCGGAAGGCGATGGCATCGAGGGAACGACCACCGACAACTACCAAGTTACGGTTGACCTGGGAGGGGCCGCGTTTCAAACCGTCAACCTATTGACCGCCGCCAAGACTTATACGTTTGTAATAAAAGGCGGAACCATGCCCGGTTCCGGCACGGTCAGGACAGTTTCAATCAGACTCACCGGGCCATCATCGGGTACAGCCGCCTTTGGCTGGAATGCTTCCTGGCAATGGCCGGAGAGGCCGGATAATGACGGCCCAGGCTCTATTGCGAAGAAAACCGCGCTGCTTTCCATCACAGCGTTTGCTGGCGCGTCCTCCGATGTGTTGGCGGCCTACGTTGAGACAGTTACCAATACGAACAGTTAAACCGTGCTTGCATTAAGAACATCGTTCGTTGCCCTGCTCTGGGATGAGTTTGACCCCGTTGTAGAGGATGTAGACATCTCCGGTGGCCTCGATGACTACCCCACAGTCCCAGGGCGTCAAGTGTTCTCCGAGATTAGAAGGTTCGGCAAGGGTATGACGATGAGTTTGTCCTGTTGGATTTGGTCGAAAACCGAGGATGATATAGATGCTAATCTTACAGCTACATGGCAGAAAAGCCCGGATGTAGGAGCCTCCTGGGAGGCTGTAGACACTAGTGTAACAAGAATGACCACTTATTGGTCAGCGGGAACGGCTTCTACTACTGCTGCCAGAGCAAATCATCAGTATTTTGATGTATACCATTTAACGCTACAGGGTTTTATACCCCAGGACGCGGGGCATTACCGGCTGAAGGTAGAAGGCGGGGATCAAACCCCCGTCTACAGTTCAAACATTGTAGAGATCAAATATGATCCAAATCCATGATGAGAAGCCGGGTAGACATAGATGCGCTCTCGATTACTGATGGGAAAATCAGTAACCA